GGTGCTACTGCTACAGACTTAACAGTCTTTAGTGCTACTAATGCTGCCGCTTCTGGTGGTGGATCACTAGCATATAATAGTAATAATGGTGAGTTTACTTTTACTCCTCCAGATCTTGGTCCGTATCTAACATCAGTTGGTGTGTTGAATAATCACACTGATGTCAATCATGGTGTTCCTTCTGATGGAGATCTTCTCTATTGGAATGGACCTAATCTCAAGTGGGAAAATTTAACTCCTGGTTCTGGTAGTGGACTAGATGCAGATACTTTAGATGGAGAGGAAGGATCTTACTATAGAAATGCTGATAACTTGAATGCAGGTACAGTTCCTAACGCAAGATTGAGTGGTTTAGCTACACCATATGATATTGACATTAGCGGAAATGCTGGATCTTTATCTTCTTTAGATAATATTACTGATGTCAGTGTTGCTGGTGCATCTAACGGACAAATTCTTCAATATGATGGAACCAGTTGGCGTGCAGCAGAAGCACCTAGTACAAGAACTACAGCAACTGAAACTGCTAATAATATTGGAGTAGGCGGATTCGTTAATTTTACATTTACTACACCAAAAACTTATGCACTATTAAAGATCGAGACATCACATGCTTGCTGGTTGACTCTTTATAGTGACACACTTTCTAGAACAGCAGATGCTGGTAGGAGTCGTCAAACTGATCCTACTCCTGGTTCTGGTGTTCTTGCTGAAGTTATTACTTCTGGTGCCGCATCTCAGTTAATTACACCAGGAGTAATTTGTTTTGATTCCACTGGTTCTAATGTAACTAATGCTAGAATATGGAATGACAGTGGTAGTATTGTAAACCTACAAGTTACGCTCACTTACGTTCCTCTAGAGGCATGATATGAATAAGGAATATGTAGTAACTCTCTATAGAAAAGAAGACTTGGAGAATTTTTATGATGAGATGCAGAGTAATCAATTTACTCTATCAAAAAAGCGTCCTTTGAGTAGAAATACACACTACATGATGACAGAAACTCAGGCACAACAACTGAGAGAAGACTCAAGAGTTTGGGGTGTTGAGGCAGTAGATAGTTTTATTGCTGGAAAGAGTCGTATTAACAGAGAACAGTATCCTGTTGCTGGAAATTTTTTAAAAACTGGAAATGGAACTCCTAATGACTTCCAGTGGGGGCACATACACTGTGCAGGAAACTCAGCACAAAGAGGTAGAGGACAGTTTGGTACTTCGGGAACTTACACTCAGGTAAATGATGTAGTTGAGGTATTCAATACTGGTAAACATGTTGATGTTGTTATTGTAGATGATCCTGTATCTTGGGATAATAATGAATGGGAAAGTGTTTCTAACCCAGGACAGTTTAGGTTCGTTCAGTATCAGTGGTTTAATGAACTGAATACTGATGTCAATAGTATTGATGATGATAATCAGACAGAACCAACTGGTACTATTGTGTATGGAGAAAGTAATATAACAACTCAGTATCATGGTAATCATGTAACAGGAACTGCATGTGGTAAACACTATGGGTGGGCAAGAGAAGCAAACATTTATAACATAGCATTAACTGATCCATGGTTATCTGGTCAGAAAGTTGGTCCTCTACTTGTCTTTGATTATCTACGAGCATTTCATCGTAACAAACCAATCAATCCTGAGACTGGAAAGAAGAATCCTACTATTACTAATCACAGTTATGGTGGTGTTCGTTTTATGCCAGTTAAAGGAGTGGATCCTGAGACTGAACAAAACATTTATAGACTAGACCTTGCTGATATTCAAGCAATTACTTTTAGAGGAGTAACATATGATCCAAACAATCCTGGACCATCGGGTTGGACTGAAGCTGGATTGGGAATAGATTTTGGTGTAAGAGTAGGACGTGATACTTATCCAGATTGGTCTGCAGCAGTTTCTGCAGATGTTCAGGATGCTATTGCTGAAGGTATTGTTGTTATTGGTGCAGCTGGAAATGATAATCTTGTTATGGATAAAGAGAATGGATTAGATTGGAATAATACTATTCAGTATCTTGATGAGACTGCAGAGAGTCAAACTTTTTATTACAATAGAGGTGCATGGCCATGCACACATGATAGCGGTTGTATTAATGTTGGTGCTCTTGATAACAACGCTGATTTTAGGAGAGCACCATTTAGTATGTTTGGACCTGCCGTAGACATCTATGCTCCTGGTAGACAAATCTTATCTGTCTATGGAAATACAGGTGGTCTTGATGATACTAAGTATCCTCTTGGTCAATACTACTTATCAATTAGTGGAACTAGTATGGCATCTCCTCAAGTAGCAGGTGTTATCGCATGTCTTGCTACAGGCAAAGATAGATTCACACAAGATGATGCATATCGATACATTCAGAATTTCTGTGTCGATGGTGATATGTCCTTTGATCTTTTTGGTGGTACTTTAGATGATGCTACTGCTAGTAGTGGCACTACAAACAAATATTTACGTGCTAGAAATCCAAGAGAAGAGTATGGATACTTTGTAGAACAAATAGGTAGAAGACCTGATTCTGGTTTAGCATATCCTAGACAACCAGTTTTACGTGCTCCTGCAGCAGAACCGCTATCACAAACTTTAACATTTGCTGTTGGTAATTCTGGTTCAACAAATTATACATTCACTGGTGCTGATAGAGTTACTACATTTGACAATACACTGGATCCAAATATATCTGCAAATGCTGGTGATACACTAGTGTTTAATGTTAATGTAGGTATTCATGATTTTTGGATTAAAACTACGGAAACAGTTGGTACTGGAGATGGTGTGACGACTGGCACCATAACTAATAATGGAGCAGGTGGTATTGCTACAATAACTTGGGACACAACAGGTGTAACTCCTGGAACATACTATTATATTTGTGAATTTCACTTTGCTATGAGAGGAAGTATCATCATTTCCTGAGGCATAAATAAGTCTGAGCACTAGTATCCATTTGGTAAGTTAGATGGCTGATCGTTTTCCATTAATTGTTAATTCGATTTCTAAAAAAATCGAAGAACTTGTAGCAGGTGACAACTTAGAGTTGACTGGTAATGGTATTATTGTCAGTGGAGACACTGGTGCTGGTAAATATTTAACTAGTGATGGAGCGTCAGTTTTCTGGGGTAGTCCTGGTGATGTGTTCTTAAATGCGACACAAACAATAACACAAAAAACATTTCAGAACTGTGTTATCTCTGGATCTGCAAATACTATTAGTGCCATTCCGAACTCAGCATTAATTAATAATTCTATTACCATTAATGGAACTGATGTTGCTCTAGGTGGAACAATTAACATCAGTAGTTCTGATACTACGTATACATTTTCTGCACTTGATGGATTAACTGCTGATACTAAAATTCTTCGTCTTCTTGATTCTGGTTCAGTATCTAATGATATTAGTCTTATTGCTGGAACAAACATGAGTATCTCCAGAAATGGAGATGAAATTACACTGACATCATCATTCACTGATACTGATACAATTACTACAGTTCAGTCAGACACTGGTGGTACTGCTGTTAGTGGGGCAGTTAGAATTGCTGCAGCATCTGCTGCTTCTGTGTCTCAATCTGGACAAGTAATTACAATTACTGCTACAGATACTGATACTATTACTAGACTCAGAGCAACTACAGGTAACAGTTATGTAGATGGAGACTTTACGTTCCTTGGCACTGGTGCAACTCAAGTTATTCAAGGAACTGATGGTGCAAACAATCCAACCATCACAGTAAATTCTGATAACACAGTCACTGAAGTTGCTGGTGGAACTACTGCCACTCCAGTGTCTGGACAGGTAAGAATTGTTGGTGGATCAAGTGGTAATGTAACAGTATCTCAGAGTGGACAAACAATTACTGTAGATGCTACTGATACCGACACTGTAACTAAACTTGCTTCTAATACCGAAATTCTCTCCGCTGGAGATTTTAGGTTTACTTCTTCTGGTGCGACTACTCTAACACAAACAAGTGCTGGTGGAGTAACTACCATTAATATTGACTCTACTGATGATAATACTGGAGGACTTCTAACTGCTTCTGGTGGTATTATTAAAGTAACAAATGACTTCCAGTTAAAAAATAGTGCAAACTTTACTGGCAATACAGTTCTTAAGTGGGACAGTGGTAACAACCAGTTTGCAAATAGTTTGATTACTGACAACGGATCTCTTGTAACTATTGGTGGTGATCTACTTGTAGAGGGAACTCAAACAATTCTGAATACAACTACCTTACAGGTAGAAGATAACATCATCGAACTTAGAAGAGGACCAGGACTAGTAGGTGCTAATGGTGGTATTCAAGTTAATAGAACTACTGATGCTAATGGTACTGTAGCATCGTATCAGCAACTCCAGTGGTTTGAATCTGGTGGATATTGGAGATCTTTTGATGGATCTATTGCTAATAGATTCGTAACAGAAACAGAAACACAAACTCTTACAAATAAAACACTCACTGCTCCTACGATGAGTGCCCCAGTTCTTGGTGCTGCTACAGCAACATCAATTAATGGATTGGAAATTGTAACAACTGCTTCGGCAAGTATAGAAGTTGCTACTACAAAATTATTAAAGGTAGATAGAAGTGTTGAAATTACTACTGATAATAATGGTGCGACAATTACTGCTAACCTGAGGCAAGGAGGTAATGTAGCATTCACATCTGATACTCTTGCTTCATTCTCTTCTACGACTTCTACACAACTTCGTGGATTGATTAGTGATACTACTGGTCTTGATCGCCTTGTGTTCCAAACAAATCCAACGATCATCACTGGTATCACTACTACATCTAGCACGTTCACTCTTGTAAATGCTGCTGCTACAACTGTTACTGCTTTTGGTGCTGCAACGACCGTCAATATGGGTGCTGCTGGTGGAACATTTAACATCAATCAGAATCTAGTTGTCGCAGAAGACTTAACGGTTGGTACAGGAATTTCTGACAGCATCACTATTAATGGTGTTCTTAATGTAGAAAATGCTGACATCTTAATTCGTGGTGGTGGTAATCCTATTAAACTTGGTAGAGGTGGAGGAGCGGTAAGTTCGAACACCAGAGTTGGATTCGATGCTCTTGAAAGTAATATTTCTGGCGCAAGAAACACTGCGTTTGGATACTCTGCTCTTGCAACTATCAATACAGGAGATGACAACGTAGCGATTGGATATAATGCACTACCTGTTGGTGGTATTGCTGCTGACAACGTAGCGATTGGTAGTGCATCTCAGCAGGGCAACCTCAACGGTGCTAAGAACGTTGCTATTGGCAGTAGCTCTATGGAGACTGCTACTACAGCAGACGCAAACGTTTGTATTGGACACTATGCTGGTTATGCAGTAACAGGAACTGGTAACGTATTGATCGGTCCCGCTGATGATGAAAACTCAACTAACGCTACATATGCACCACCAAATATTGGTGGAGATAGACAGTTAGTTATTGGTTCTGGAACAGAGTCTTGGATTCTTGGTGATAGTAACTTCAAGGTAACAGTTCCTAGTGAGTTCCAAGTTAATGGTGACACCTTAATTCAAGGTTCTCTCACAGTTAATGGTACTACCACGACCGTAAACTCAAACGTCATGTCAGTTGACGATAAAAATATTGAACTTGCTGCTGTTGTCAATACAACTTTCCAAGCAGTTACTGTAGATAATACATCTGGAATTTCTGCTATCACTCCAACAGCAGGATTGATTCCTGGCATGGAAGTTAATTCTACTACTGGTGGTATCTCTGTTCCTGTTGGAACAACTATTGTTTCCATCACAAATAACACTGCAGTTCTTTCTAACTCTGTAACTGGTAGTGGAACAGCAACCTTTACTGCATCTGGTCCATCTGATCTTGCAGCTGATGGTGGTGGAATAATTGTTAAGGGTTCTACTGATAAGACCATTCTTTATGACCACAGTAGAACTGATAAGTATTGGACATTCTCTGAGAACCTTGAGATTGCATTAGGTAAGAAGTTTGTTATTGGTAACCAGTTAGCACTGAGTATTGACACACTTGGTTCGACTGTCCTTAACTCTTCTCTGACATCTGTTGGAACTTTGACTGGTCTTACAGTTGATGGTGCTACTAGTCTTGGTGGTAGAGTAGTTGAAAAAGTATTTAATAGTTACACTACATCTTTAACTCCTTCTGCTAATGTATTGACTATAAACGTAGCGGGTAGCAATACAATTCTTGGCACTACAGCAGCACAAGCAATTAATGAATGGGCATTTACTGGAGTTAATTTATTTAATGGTCAATCAATTACGGTTACTTTAATTCTAGATGCAAACACTGCTGCTACATATGGTGATGCTTGTACTGTTGATGGAACTTCTGTAACTAATGGTGTTAAATGGTCAGGTGGTTCACCTCCAATTGCTACATCAAACTCTGATATTCTTACTTTTGTTATTGCCCGTGATAATTCTGGTGTAACCAGAGTTTATGGACAAGGCAACACAGACTTTAGCTGAGGATAGATAGATGCCAGTAAGTTTTAATAGTCCCGCCAGAAACCTTTTTCTCTTAGGTGCTTCTGGAGTACAAACAGTAACAAATTTTTTTAAAACTATTGATAGATCATCTGATGTTGATGGTGCATTTATCCCTGATGATATTAGGTTTAATGAAGTAGATCAACAGTATGTTCTTGCTGGAACTGGATCTGATAGCAACTCAGCAACCTTTGGTTGGGTTGAAAAAAGAAACTATGATGGAGAAACTGGAGGATCGACAGAAACATGGCGTAATAAAGTACAGTCAACTTCAGGTGGCGACGTAACTTTACGTGCTATGGAGTTGGATTCCAATAATAACTTGATTGTTGTTGGTAGAACTGATACTGTTCCTTGGATTGCTAAGTATTCTAATGCTGGTGTACTTGATTGGCAGACATCTACAGCTACTGCTAATACAACTTATCTAGGTGTTACTTCTGATGCTAATGGAAACTATTATGCATGTGGTAGAACTAGTTTATTGTTACCAGATACACAAGCATTTGTAGAACAGTTTGATGCTAATGGAAACCCTGGATGGGGTAAGCAAGCATATATGTTAGGTAGAGATGTTGTTCTTAAGAAAATTTCTGCTAATAATAGAGGTGAAGTAGTTGCTGTTGGATACCTGGAAGATGACAGTGCTAATAAAGGATACATCGTTAAGATTGATACCAGTACAGGAGATGTTCTGTGGGATAGAACATTAGAGAGAAACTTATCTGGTATCGGACTAGGAAATCCTAGTAGTGGTGGTACTGATGATGTTACACCAGCTGATGTAGCATGTACTGCTTGTTATATTGACAGTAAAGATCAAATTTATGTTGTTGGATATATTGATGGAAATGAACCTGTTAATAATGGTGTAGGTGGATTTATTATTAAATATAGTCCTGAGGGAAATATTATATGGCAGAGAGAAAGTAATACTACCGAGTTTACAAACAGCGACGGATTTCCTAATGAAATTCCGTTCGATGTCAAGTCAGATGGTGAGACACAACAAACTGCGGTTCTTTCTGTAGAAGACTTTGGACCTTTTGCTCTCAATAATTCAAACATTTATTTGACGAAGTATTCTAAAAACGGAGACCTAGTTTTCAGAAGAACTATTAGTAAAGGTTCAAATAATTTAGGTGCCGCTTCTTTAGATGCAGACCCATCATTCTATTATATTTTATTCAGAGATCAGCAAGTTGATGTTGGTGCAGGAGAACCAGACAGATATACCTTTGGTAAAGTCAGTACATCTGGTAATGGTTTGGGTGACTTTTTCTATAATACTGGTGTGGCACCAGATATTGATTACACTATCTACCCTAATGCAGAGAATAAAATTGGCAGACTATCTGATGGTTCTGTAACCAACAGTGTCAGTGATCTAATTACTTATCCTTTCACTGCTAACAAACTTGTCTTTGATGATCTCGCTACTCATGTCTCTAATAAGAAGAGACAGATGGATGATGCTGACAGTTTTGAGTATAGTGGTAGTCCTGCTATCAGACCTGCTGACTTCCAAGAACTGAACCTGTTGGGTGATACTGGATTTGTAGATGAAACAACTGGTAGTGCTACTACTCTTGGTGCTCAAACTTGGAGTAATGATCTGACTACTGCTAATCCCAATAATGGATTCAGAAGCACCACCCCAGCCACTTTAGCTTTTGATGGAGGTACTGATACAGCTGCTGGAACTGATTCTACTTCAACTGGAAACCAAATCGTGTGGTCTCCATCTCAATTCCCTGCCGCTAATGGACCATATACATTAGAAATCCTATCTAAGGGGGATATTGCAAATGGTGGGTGGACTGGACGGTTACTTAAAATAAATGGCACTACTTATTTTGATCCTGCTGTCGATACTCTACCAACAGATTATATTACTGTATCTAATTTAACTGAAATTACTGAGGTAATTGTAGAAGGGGCAGGCAATAGTGCGCGTGCCAGAATTGATACCGTTAAAGTTAATGGAACTGAGTTGATAGACGGACAAGGAATTACTTTAGGTGTTCCAACTACCACGAAAGTAAAAGATCAATCAGGCAAAGGTAATGATGGTGTAGTAAATGGTGCCACCCACAACGCCGCTGGATACTGGGAGTTAGATGGAGTGGATGATTACATTTCTCTAGGAATTCAAGATTTTATTGACGTAGATTTTTCCCTTGAAGCATGGGTTTATATTACATCTGCTAAGGAGCACTACTTTTTCTCTTTGGGATATAATGATACTAATTCGGCTCTATTTTATGCTGATGCTAGCACCCAAGAACTTAAAGCAATTTTGAGAAGTGGTGGGGTAAATTCGTCAATCTCGTCATTCGAAGATCTTGCTACTAATCAGTGGTATCATATTTTATGGACGAGAGATGGGGCAACTAATAAAATTTACTTAGATGGAGTAGAAGTTGGTTCATCTACTAATGAAACAACCTCATCTCTTCCAGCATGTATCTATGATATTGGTTGGGCTACTACAAGAGATAATGCAACAGCATATCTACAGGGTAGAATGGGAGAAGTTCGTATCTATGATAGAGCAATAACTTCCACAGCAGTCTTCCAGAACTACAACGCTACCAAGTCTAAGTATATCAACGAAGCACCTGACACAGCACCTAAGATCGCGTCTGGTATTGCAATTGATAATAATTTAAAATTAAATTATGATTTTTCAAATAAAGCATGTTATAACACATACCAAGTCAAAGCAAACTTGGCATCTCTTACGACTTCTATAACTGATACTCGTAAGTTATTAACACCAATATCCAGACCAGACAATCCTAATCAAAGCTTTGGTAATAAGATAGCTATTGGTTCTGGAAAGATTGTTGTTGCATGTAGTGGATTTGGTGATGTAATTTATGTTTATGACTTACTTGGACAAAATGAAACTATTATAGAAAATCCTGAAGCTGGAAATATCACTGAATTTGCTTCTAATATTGTAATTAACAATAATAGATTATATGTTGGTGCTACTCAACATGGAACTGGTGGTCTTGTATACATTTATGATTTGAATACTAGAACTTTATTGCAAACAGTTACACCTTCTGGTATTGAAGCAGATGATAATTATGGAGGAACGTTATCAGTTGGCGACGGAAAGTTAGTTGTTGGTGCTCAAAAATATGGAACACAACAAACTTTCACCATGCAACTCAACGGAATTCCTGGTACTGAATATGGAGCTGCATTTGTTTATGATCTAGATGCAACGGGTCTTGTTATTGATAATACAGAAAAGATACTAAGGCATAGTGATCCTTTAATATCAGGATCAAACATAAGTGGAAGCATTACTTCGGGAGACCTCTTTGGAAGTAGTGTAGCAGTTGGTGAAGGAAAGATTGCTGTTGGGGCAAAGAATTGGGGTAATAATGGACACGGTGCTGTATATGTTTATGATTTGGATGGAACTAATGAAGTAAAACTTGCTCCTGAAACTGGAACTGACGATTTTTTTGGAGCTATAGTTCGTATTGGTGAAGGAAAATTAGTTGTTGGTGTCCCACTTAATAATAATTTTGAATTTAATCTTTTTGAAACTGGATCGATCTATATCTATGATCTTGATGACCTAAGTCAATTTGTTCATTTATATCCTAGTGATGTTGAGAATAGAGAAAACAAAAAGTTTGGTAGTTCTATAGCTATTGGGGATGGTAAGATTGCAGTTGGTATGTTCCCTGGTCTCAGCGGACCTAGTAATCCAAGAGCTATGTATCTTTATGATCTAGATGGAACTAATGAAATATTCTTTGGTGAAGATATTGGTGGTTTATCTGTAGCAATTGGTGAAGGAATTATTGCTACTGGTACTTCCTATGGTTCCTCTGCTTATGGAGATACCGCTGATTGGATTCAGGGATATGTTAATCTATACTCGATGCTGACTCCATTACCAACTACAGTTAAGAACTTAACTGGTCCAGAAAATACATCGATACTTGATAATGTTACTTATGAAGAAGGATGCATGGTGTTTAATGGATCTAGTAGTGTAATTGATGTCCCTAATGTCTTAACAGGATTTACGGATGAATTTACATTAGAAGTATGGGTTAATACTTCTAATTTTACACCAAACGATGGTGATACTTCTGCCAAAGTAATTGGATTAAATGATAATGGTTTAGATGGAGATATTGCTATCTTTAACAGCGGTAGAGCACGATTCCGTGGAGGTGGTGCATCGGGAATTCCTAATGAAGCAGTTACAGATCCTGATCCTATGAATTTAAACCAGTGGTATCATCTTGTATGTACATATTCAAACGGTCGTCTGGTAACTGGATATCGAGATGGTAGTTCTGTTGGAACTTATGATCACGATCCTGAAGAGAATCCTGCTCCTGCTCTCGCTGCTAACCAACCAGTCCAAATAGGTAGGTATCAGGGAGTAGATTCTTTTGCATACACTGGTAAGATTGGTGAAGTTCGTGTATATAATAGAGCATTATCTGCCACGGAAGTTCTTCAAAACTTCAACTCTACCCGTGGTAAGTACGGTGTCTGATAAATAGATAGAGCATAAAATATTCCAAGGAACATAGGTAATGGCAAGGAAAACTATTCAGAGTAACTATTATCTCTTTGATGCTTCGGCGCGTGAGGTTATCATCCCTGGTGGCGTTCAGCGAGAGAACCTAATTCTGATTACCAACGTTACCGATAACAAGGTAATCTATAACTTCTCTGATCCTGAACTGACTGCTACTACCTATAGTATTCAGACTGATATTCGTAACGTCACGACGACTAGAGTTGTCTTGGCATACGATACAACTGGAATGTCAGACACAGACCAGTTGCAGATCATCGTTGATGAATACGAGGAAGTCGTAAAACCTTCTGAAACCTATCATGATGCTGTAAACAAGTCAAAGATTTCCCAACCACAGTCACAGATTGATACTGACTTTGAGTATAGTACTCAGGATACTAAATGGGAATCGTTGGCGATGATTAACAACAACCCATTTGCATATAAGGGACTCGATCCAATTTCGGTTTCTGACGCGCAGGTAACTACAAATAGCAGAAAAGTTACCGTGTCTGCTACTAATCCACCAGCAGCAGGAACTGCTGTTTATATTCAGGATACTTTGTTCCCTGGTGCGAATGGAGTCTTTATTATTGATACATCAAACGGAACTACAGAATTTACATATACTGCTAAGTATGATTGGACAGCAGGTGCAAGTAGTATTTACAACTCTGCTAAAACTGCTGTATATATAGGTATTCATTTTACGGGATCTGATATTGGTGGGACAGTAACTCTTACTACGCCAACTGCTGGTGTTATGTCTGGTTCTGTTCAGGTAGATACCAGTCAAGCACATGGTTTTGAAGTTGGTAATGAGATTGCGGTTGCTGGATCTCAAGGCAATAATGTAAATGGATCTTGGGTTATCTCTAGAGTAGAAAGTCCTACGAGATTCTATTACTTCCCTGATCAAGCACCAACTGGTTCTGTTGGTACTGGAACTATTAAACTATATCCAAGACCACAAGGTTCTTCTATTCACAGAGCGTTTGATGGTGGAATTAAATTCTCTACAAATACTTTCTCAAAAAACCAACAGGCAATCAGACAGACTAAACGTTACTTCCGTTATCAGTCTGGTAAAGGTGTATCATTCTCCACTGGTTCTATTTTAGAACCTGCAATTGAAAATATTGATAGTATCTCATCATCTGGTACAACTGTAACTGTTGTATCTGCTGATTCACATAATGTCACTAAAGATACTGTAGTTGATGTTCGTGGTGTAGGAGACAACACATATAACGGATTGTATCAAGTAACAAATGTAATTGATCCATTTACTTTCCAATATTCTCTTCCATCTACACCGATTGAAACAATAGCAACTGGAGAGTATACTGTTACTCCTGTTAATGGATATGGCACCAATCTTGAGATTGGTATGATGGATCAGCAGAATGGTATTTTCTTCCGTTGGTCAAGTGGAAACTTAAGTCTTGTTCGTAGAACATCTACATTCCAATTATCTGGTAGAGCTACAGTAACAAATGGCAGTACCTTAATTTCTAGTTACACTGGTATTAATGGTGCTACTACTAGATTCTCTAAGCAATTGAAGCCTGGTGACTATGTTGTTATCCGTGGTGCTTCCTATCGTGTTGATGGTATCATTTCCGATACTCAGTTAGTCATCTTCCCTGACTATCGTGGTCCTTCTGATATTAATGTTCCTATGACTAAAACTGTAGAAACAGTATGGGATCAGGCAGACTGGAACATCGATCGTTGCGATGGCACTGGTAAGTCTGGTTATACTATTGACCCAACCAAGATGCAGATGTTCTACATGGACTACTCTTGGTATGGTGCTGGTTTCATCCGCTGGGGATTCCGTGCTTTAGATGGTGATATTATTTACGCACACAAGATTCCTAACAACAACCAGAACACTGAAGCATACATGAGATCAGGTAACCTACCTGCTCGTTATGAAGTTAATACTATCCCACCAGCAACAACTGCAACTGCAAGTATTGCTCCTGGACTTTCTAGAGTATATGTTTCTAATGCACCAACACATTTCCCTGAATCTGGAGTATTGAGAGCAAAACAATCCTCTTCTGCTACTGCTGGAGAGGTGACATATTTGACATATGATGGAAAAGTTTCATTTAAACAAGATGTTATTGCAACAACATCTGGAAATAATCAAATTGAAGTTTCATCTACTAGTGGTTTAGCACCAAACGGAGTGCAAACTATTGTATTCGATACTCCTTTTGCAAATGTTGCTGCTAATAAAATCTATTACGTAGCAACAGTTCCATCGTCAACTCAATTTACTATTACCTCTACTGCTGGTAGTTCTACTCCAATTACATTAACTAATTCTACTGGATCTGTTTTATCTCCATTATCTCGTGCAGAGTCTGGATACTTTGACAACATCGTCGAAGAACAAGCAGGAGCTGCTGGTGTTACTTTAACTATTGCATCTGGAGCATCTGTAGGAACTGTAAGTGCTGGAACAGGTATTCAGAAGGGGCAACGTGTAATTGGAACTGGTGTTCCTGCAGATACATTTGTTGATGCTATTAATGGAACAAGTATTTCATTAAGTAAAGCAGTTGTATCTGCAAACCCAACAGCAAGTTTCATTCCTCTAGGAAATGCAGGTCCCACTACATTAACCTACAGTGATACTCAACCAATTAGTGTAGAACTTTTACAAGCAACATCTGTTCCACAGATTAGTCACTGGGGTTCATCTGTTATCATGGATGGTAAGTTTGATGAAGACCGAGCATATGTTTACACTGCTGCGACGAAAGCACAGCGTGGTATTGGTTCTGGCGATACAAGATCTATTATTGCTATTCGTGTAGCACCATCTGTTGACAACGGTATTCCTGGAAACTTTGGTACTAGAGAACTGGTTAATAGAATGCAGTTGTTGTTGCGTCAGGTTGATATCTCATCTAACGGTAAGTTCTTCGTTGAACTAGTATTGAATCCTAATATTGATACTACTGCTACATGGTTAAACGTTGGTGGCACATCACTAGCACAATATGCTATTCTTGCTACTAATTCTAGTCTGGTTGGCGGTGAAGTTGTTTATGCTTTCTATTCTGATAATGGTGTTGATTCTTATGACCTGTCTGCAGTTAAAGAAATCTCCAATTCTATCCTAGGTGGTGGTACGTCATCTTACTCTGCTACTACAGCACCTAATCCAACAGGATTCTTCCCTGATGGACCTGAAGTTCTAGCAGTTCGTGCTACAAACTTGACTAATGGTAGCAAAACTATTGACGCTAGACTATCATGGACGGAGGCACAGGCATAAATAGAGGAGCCTTGCTACTCTATTATGGCGGAAGATAAGTCCAAAGTTATAGAGGAAAAGGCGGACGATGATGATAAAAGTGAAGTTCTTGGTAATTTAGTGAAAGTTGTTGTACTTATTTGGTCTGCCTCTCTCCTCACATTCTCTTACGTAAGACTTCCAAATGGTCAAAAGATTTTAGATTTTGATCCAACTTTTATCGCATCCGTGTTCTCTGGATCTTTAGCTGCGTTCGGATTGAGCCCTGCCAAGAATGGTGGTGTTGCTAAGAAAGCACCTGAGATTAAGAAGAAAGAAGAAACACCTGAACCTAAGGTCTGAACATGCAAAAACTAATTAACGTTATCGCACTCCTATCGGGACTGACTTCACTGGCAGTTCTTGGTGGGGGTGCTTATCTATATACACAAAAAGATGCTCTCGTAGAGAACGCTATTAATAAAGTCACCAAAGCAGCAGTGGAAGGTGTTAGTAATGCCCTCCCAGGAATGTTAGATTCTGCTATGCCTGAGTTACCAGAAGTCACTGGTCCTGCTGTCCCTAGTACAACTGGACCTGCTATCCCTAAACTCCCATGAGTATATTCAACCACGAGAAAGAAGATTATATTGCTCCAACACCACAACCAAAAAAACCATCTGGGTTTAAGATACTGATCAGCACTGTCGGTGCTTTGTTTGCTATCTCACACTTAGGTCTTTTGGGTTATCTGATTGACAGGAAGGCGGAACCACCGTCTGTCCCTACAATTAATCTTCCTCGTGGTCCTTACTCGTCTTATAAAATTAAGGCAGGTAAGGATGGATATGAAATTGAATACAGAGCAAATGATCCTAAGGTATTAGAATCTGAAAGATCATTAGATCTTGACAAATCTAAGAAAGGTTTCTTAGGTGGTAGTACAGAACAACGAACTGAGTATCGTCGTGACCAATACACCATGGATGGCACCCGTAATATCGGAGGTGCAATTGATGCTGAGGGAAAGTCGAATGCCAAAAGCGCAGAGTGTATAGCGGCGGACGCTGGAGCACGATCACAAGGTGCGATGGCAGGTAGTGCCCTTGCTGCTGGTCTCGCCGCTCCTGCGCTCTCCAGCATCCCTTACGTGGGATGGTTAGCAGGTGGTTGGGCTCTACTCTTAGGACAGAAAGCAGGAGAGACTATTGGATCCGAAGTTGGATCAGCATTTAATGATTGTTGAGAATTCTATGAGAACTGTTAAATAATACATACCCCGAGGTATATCATGGCACAAACGACTTATAAGAAACAGGTAAAGAAAGACGCACAAAATACTTTCTTCCTGTACGTGTTCTTCCATTCTATTTGGACAGGTATTTTTAAATTATTTGAAGACTGATGGAAATTGAAGAAATTAATGTTAGTGGTGTCAGCATCCCTGATGTCACTGTAGTGGATTCGTTTAACTATTCTTCACCTCCCATTCCTGTTGCTCCTCCAGTAACAGTAAATATTGGTGTTCCTGTTGTAGACATCCCAGGATGTGTGGAGGCACATGAAACGAACAACCCGAAGAACAACCAAGTCAAGTCTGATGACCAGAGAGGACTGGTTACGTATTGTGATTCTGGCGTCCCTAGTTTCAATCCTATTTCTTTTGAACCTAACAAGATGATTATGACGGAGCCTGCTCCGATTCCAAAGACTAAAACACCAGATCCACCAGAAACACCAGAAGTAAAACCACCAGATACAAAGGTTCCTGTCTCTACTGCCAAAGTAGAATGTCCTACCAAGGTACAGCAGGCACAAGAACCTGTTGGATCTTTCGTGGAAGGATTTAGAAAGAAGGTTGTTGGTTATGAACTGATTGATAATACCTGTGTACAGATAACAGAAAAAGTCCCGCTACCTACACAAATAGTAGCGGGACTTCCTAGTGGGGGGCAAGTAGTTCAGGTGGGAGGTGTTGCTGTTATTGCGACAACTTCGGCACTGCTTGCAAAACCTCTTGCTGATCTTCTGTTAAAAGCGGTGAAACCTGCCGTGAAGAAAGTCCTGAAGAAGATCGCCGCTCTAAGGGGTAAGAAGCCCCCAGTCCTGAGCGTAAAGGAGCGCCAAGCAGAGCAGCGTCAGATGAACCATGCTGTTCGTGCTCTTCGTGCTGTGTTCCCGAGGAAGAAGAAACAGAAGGGATAGCATGGACGTGTGGGTGACTATGCCCTGGTGGATTGTTTACCACGACATCAGCACACACTTTGTAGTAAGGACTCTTGGGATGGAATTGAATTCCACGCAACATCAAATCGCCACAATTCTTGAGACGAGCGATCTCAAAATCCAATCTCTTGTTAGCAGTTAGTTGAGCGTTCAATTCAATCTGAGTTCGTGCTGCCTTCTTGCATAATGCTTGCATCTCTTTATCTGTTGGTGTACTCCATGTCATGGAGAAACCAATACCTAGACTATAGTTATCTTTCTGTCCAGTTCTAGTCGGTTGGTAAAATAAAATATCCCCAGGATTATCAGGAGCACCGTCACCAATTGGGTTTCCGTCATCATCAAAATCACCTGTTAAATCTCTCATGTCATAGACAGGAGTATCATAATAATCTTCATAAGGTTTAGAAGCAGCAACAGATCCTGTTACGTAAGGGGTGAAATTTCTAGTGGGACCTTGACACTGGATTCCTCCTCCATATGTGTTGGTGATGTATGGTCCTTGTAATACTTGTATCGCTTGATTTGTAACAGAACCACTAGAGTTAGCAACAGGAGCAGCTGTGGCGCTAACACCACCAACATTAGCCAGTGCTTGAGACGGGAAGAATACACTGGTAAGTCCTACTGCGAGAAGATTGATGTAGTGTCGGTTACGCTTGTAACTTCTGTTGTTCTGTTTATAATTGTTTGGTTGCTTAACCCAGGACCTTGTAGTGTCTCCGTGAATTGAAACGCTGCTCCTGGTGTTGTCTGTGTGAAACTTGGTTTGCTGTTGACGTTTGTCCATGTCGATGTCACTCCATCAATAGTTACATTATTTGTTCCTGTGCCAGGTGATAAATCACCTGATGCTGTAATACCACTACCTGTCACAGAGTATTGATACCCTGTGTTATAATCCATCGAGTTGATGGTCTCTGTAATTTTTTGCGTGGTCTCTGTGTGGCTGGTCATGGAGCCTTGTGTGAAATTTGGGACCACTGGGACTGCACTTGCGACAGTCCCGTGTAAGGCACCAAGAACCAATCCTAGACCGATTGCTTCTTGTAATCTAGACATATTTATTATCAGTCGATAACGGTGATTTCGGAAACGAATTGTCCTGTTGCAACAGTACCAGCTCCACCTGCTGTTAATGACATAGCATGTGAACTATCGATGGTTCCAGCTAGAGAACCAGCAGTGCCAGCTGTGTAAGCAGTAACATTAGAGAAGTTTGGTGTATCTCCTGTAGTTACTGCTGCTGTTGGGATAGCATCTTTCACAGTCATCGATTCACTGAATGACCAATCCTCTCCTGCTGTGTGAACATCATATGTTCCTGCAGTTCCAAGGGTGCCCATGGTAGTAACAGAAATGTTAGAACCAGAAGCAGAGTAGCTATCGCCAATTCTTACAGCGGTAGAACGAGCGGCGTCAACGGTAAGTTGAACGGATGAAGCGTGTTTTGATACAATTCCGCCTGCTTGTGCAGCACCAGCGGTCATCAGTAGCATAGCGAGTGGCAATAACTTTTTCATATCACTCAGATTTGGGATCCATATTTATTTATGCTGACCGAGGGGCTTGACAGACCTTTACATTTGCTATATACTTTTGTAGTATTTCGTTACAAAACTAATGACTGTCACCACAAACGAGTTTGGACAGAATAATCTTTTTGCTAAGGAACCCCAGATGGTAGTGGAGGACTACAACCGTAAGGGTCTTTTCTCCCCCATGCAACAGCGTGAGATGTATAATGGACGTTGGGCGATGATGGGAGTCGTCTCTGGATTCCTCTCGTATGCCATCACTGGCAAGCTCTTTTTCGGCATCTTCTGACAAAGCACTTGACTATGGTTCCTTTTTGCTTTACAATTACTTCCATCGCCTTCTTCGTCCTGTTGGCGTATTCCGTTGAACAATTATCTGAAACATATTAATGTCTTTTAAAGTCACAATTGAAACCTCTGATGGCACCTCTACTTTTGAGTGTGCTGATGATCAGTATGTGCTCGACGCTGCAGAAGAAGCAGGTGTAGATCTGCCATATTCTTGTCGTGCAGGTGCTTGCTCTACTTGCGCTGGTAAAATTACTTCAGGCACTGTAGACCAATCGGATCAATCCTTCCTTGATGATGATCAAATTGAAGCAGGATTTGTCCTCACCTGTGTAGCATATCCTACTAGCGATGTTACTATTCTTGCTGAACAAGAAGACAGTCTTTACTGATGAAATTTACTGAAGAAGATCTTTGGGCAACTATTCAAACACTTGGATGGGATCCTAAAGATGACATTCATATTGAGATTGGTGGCACCTCTGTCTATGAGATTGATGGTGCTGGCACCAAGTGGGCACCAGCAAAAGGAACTCGCAAGTATAATAAAGATGCTTTCATTATCCTTAAAAATAAAGATCGCAATCCTACGGTCCCTTCTCAACCAAACCCAGATTTAAAACAACATCATGCCCAACCCTGACGCTCTTTGGGAGGATATCCAGAAGCTCGACGATTTGTATGAAGAGCTACTGTGGGATCCTGACGATGAGTTACAATTTACTCACGATGGCAAACGAGTCATCATCATTAACAAAACACAGGAGAACAACAAATGAAATTTGGATTCACCCCTGAGGCAGAGATCCTCAACGCCCGCGCTGCTATGATTGGTTTCGTTGCAGCAGTTGGTTCTTACCTAACCACTGGTCAGATTATCCCAGGAGTCTGGTGATGTTAGTCCTAGCAGCAACGATGATCGGGTCATTTATATTATGGTCAGTCCTCTTTGCTGACGAGGTTGATGACGACAACGATGGTCCTGGTGGTGGCACCATGATTCCTGCCGCTGTACCATCTGCATAAATAACAAATGAATATCGTCGCCGCAAGGAACCTCTGCCACAAAACAGAAGGTTCCTTTTTTATTGATTATGGATAGTTTTATTCTTGTATATGATGATGCTCTGTCGTCATCTGAATGTGATAGTTTGATCGAATGGTTTGAAGACAACGATCAAATGCATAAACCTGGAACGATTGGCATAGCAGATGAGGATGGTCAAACAATACTAACAGTAGACAGAGAGGTAAAACACTCTACTGACATAGGAATTTCATTCGATACAGATGAACATCCCAATAATATTTTATTGCCAGTTCTTAGTGACGCCATACGATATTACATAAAACAGTATCCTTTTATGAATAAACTTTATTCATTTAATCTGGATGAACTGTATAACTTGCAGAGATATAATCCTAATGAAGGATACTTCCAAGAACACTGTGAAAATATGATGCCAGAAGAGACAAGAGTTCTTGCCTGGACTGTATATTTAAATGATGTTACTGATGGAGGAGAAACTCTCTTCACTCTTTATAATGAAAAACTTCCTGCTAAGAGAGGAAGGTTAGTTATCTTTCCTGCATACTGGACACATGCACATAAAGGAATAGTGTCCCCAACACAAACAAAGTACATAGCAACTGGATGGTTTTCTTATGATCGATAACCAAATGTTCCACATCTATGACAAGGCAACGAACCGACCTGTCAAGGTGTGTATGACAACTGACGAACTGGAACAAATGCT